TGTGGGTTGACCACTTATAATTATTTATTCTTCTTCATACCACCCATTGCACCACCTTTAGCCATGCGAATGCCAGTATTAACTTTACCTTGTGACTTAACCATGCCACCTATGTTATAAGTCATAACTTTTCCACCTTTAGCCATGCCCTTTTTCTTCATCATACCGCCATTCATCACACCTTTACGATCTTGAGAAGCTTTTTTCATGGATTCTTTTTTATTACCATCTTTATCAATATCTAAGAAATCTGGTTTGCTAACACCACCAGCAGCATAACCCTTTTTCATACCGCCCTTAGCCATACCTTTTTTCTTCATTTTTTTACCCATGCCACCATTAGCCATGCCCTTTTTCTTCATCTTCATTGTTGATCCTCACTGTATAAATTGTTAAAAACTCTTTGTGTATCCCATACATAGTCTACATTTTCTTTAGAGTTATAAATATGTTGATTAGGTCTAAAGTCAGGAGCACCTTGTCCTGTTTCAAACCAAGCTGGATGAGTTACTCTCACTCTATTATTGGGCAACGCAACCATGTTACCTGTATATTGTCCAGCATCTAACAGCTCTAATACGTGAGACTGTTTATGTTGTGCAGGATCGTCAGCTACTTCATTGTCAGTATAGTCAACAGTGAAATAGTATTTGGCAGGATAGAACTCTCCATCTACTTTGGCAATCCAAGGAGCAGGACTAGCTCTCTCTATCTTGTACACACTGTGTGTGTGCGACATACAATCCCAAGGCTGTGCCATATAGGGTGGTAGTTCTGTGGGCCACTCTTCGTAAGGTACATCAGCTACCAGAGCTGTCAGAGGCATTCTTGCCCACATTGCCCCTCCGTGTATATTCTGGTCTTCTTCCGAATCGTCTGACTCGCATCCTGTAAAGATAACTTGGAAGCTGAGAGTTCTGTTCGGCATCGTTGTCACTGCTACCACCATGCAGTGTAGAAACTCTCCGTGATATTCTTCGTGATTCTTTGTATACTCTCTTCTTACCCATGCTTTAAAATATGGTATACTACTTGTTAGATACGGCATTGTGTTTCCTTCGCAAGTCTGCTTTAGCTGCTTTGAAGACATTTGCTATTGCTGTCTTCTTCATTACTTTAGCACGTTGTTCAGCTACTGTCAATATCTGAATCTTTCTTGCATAAGGTTTCTTTATCTTTTTTACTTTAGCTATTGTAGCTTTTGCATTAGCCATTGTAGCAAACTTAATTGATACGGTATCTTTAGGGTTCTCGTCTGTGTACAGTCTACGATCAGACCCTTTAGGTTTCTTACCTGTTCCTACTTTTGGGTCTTTCTTTTTTGTCATCTAACACTTCCATCGTCTACGAGCTTGACGTAACCTTGAATTAGGATTCTTAGCTGCTTTAGGGAACTTCTTCATTTGCCCTGCACTTCTTGCACAAAAAGATTTTCTACGTTTAGCTGCCTTACTACCTTTTTTAACTTTACCAGTTACAGCAGTCTTTAACTTAGAACCAGGATTATCTCTACGGTATTTAGCAACACCTTTCTTAGTCATACCAGCACCAGATTTAGTTGGTCTTTTATGACCTCCTTTGATGCTATGACCCTTCATTGTACCTTTTTTACCAGCCACTATTTTTTACCTGCTCTTTTATTTCTAGGAAACGATCTATTTGCTCGTTTAGTTGTTACTGAAAGGTTTGACCTTCTATTATCTTTTGGGTTTCCATTACGGTGATTAACATCTTTACCATCACCTTTTTTAACTATACCAGTTTTCTTTAGAGTGCTTCTAGCAGAGTTTCTAGAAGCTCTATTAACTTTTTGTTTTGGGGTACTGTGGTAGTTAGTATACTCACTTTTGTAGTTTCTAGCCATTTTAATCCTAATTTGCAGGGGAACATGGGCGGTTCACTATCTTACCTCTGCTGCTTTATCAAATTAATTGTTTAGCCACCAAATTACATCATCTCAAAATGAGGGGCATCAATAAAGGGTCTACGTCCTTGTGACCTACGCAAGTCTACATAGGCATTCATAGCATCTTCTGCTGTACCTGTATACATCCTAATGTCACCTTCAGACCATGCTGCTCCCCACTTAACAGATAGTGTGTGTCTCCTGGCTGCTTCTGCCATTGCATCACAGATATCATCATAGACATTTAACTCCCAAGATATATCAGAACCAAAGTATGCTACAAGGTCTACGGCTCTACCATCAAGATGTTTAGATTTCATAGTTTGTGATCTACCAGAATCATACAGCTTCTGCTGTTCCTCTAAGGTTCTAAGACCATACGTAACTCCAAAGTCTACTTTAGTTAGCTTAATAGCCTCTTTAACAACTTCTACTAATGTATCATCTACACCTTTAAGTTTACCTAGACTTCTTTCACTTAGTTTAAATGTCATTTTTTCTTTTTCACCTTATTAACTTTTTTATTACGAGTGGTTCGTGCTGCTGCTGCAAAGTTAGCAGAGGTAGGAGCACCTTTAGCACCTTTCTTTCGCATTGATCTTCCACTCTTTCGTTTTTTATGAATGTTTTCATATAGACTCATTAGATTCTCTCTACTATACTGGTGTTTTTACATACTTGGATACTGCTCTGCCACCAAACCAAAAGCTTATTATAGCTGCAAATAGTCCACTTGTAGCATCATCCCAAATCAAAGACAGTGACCTACCAAGATCATTACCTGCATCCATAAGAGATATAAGTGCTGTTACTTTAATGGCAACAAAAAGGCCAAAGAAAACATAAGTGATGACAGGACGGACACTGCCTCGTAGTGCGTTAATAAAACCTCCTGCATCCATGCTATCATGTTTGTATAGCCCCTCTGTTTCTTTAATCTCTGCTTGCTTATCTATGATGTTAAGCTTTAGCTCATTACGCTTTGCCATCATGTCCATTTCAAGCGACATACGTTCTAAGTTATGTTTGTGTTCTTGTCCTGCTTTAAAGTAATTTAATATTTCAGGTAGAAACGAAGTACCAAATCCTAGTAAACTTCCAAGTAATGTAATCATAATGTAACCTTTGATTTATCTACTTCAAAAGATAACATTGTGCATTTAGATACTACAGTAGCATCTTCTGAAGGTTTAGTCTCTTCTAACTTTTCCATTAATGTTGTACGTGCAACCTCACATATGTCCATTGTTGCATATAACATTTGATCTGAAACTATCTTATACTGCCCTGTTTGTAGCATTACCATTACTATTAAATACATATCACTTCTTTGCTTTCTTTCTAGGCTTTTTCTTTAACGGTATAGCACCAACAGATATTACAATAGCCATATCTCTTTTAACAGGTTTCTTTTTAGGAGTTGTCTTTTTACTTCTCATTTACTGCCCTATCTGTTTTAGCTTCTTTGTTCATCCAGATACCAAAGCAACCTGTTAGCGCACCCATACACACAGATACAAGTCCTGCCTGTGCATTAGAGGGGTCTGGTAGGTTCATAAACCAGTGGGTAGCCTGGTAAGTAAGGATAGTTACTACAAGCATCATTAATCTGGGGAATATTTTATAGTTATCAATAATAGTACTAGCCATATTCTCTCTTTCTATTCGGTTCAAAGACATCAGAAGCACTAAGCATACCCTCTAGGTACATTGCTCTCTCGATTCTGTCTAAAGAATACTTAATGCCTGTGTCTTGGTATATTTTTTCTCTTACATAAAACACATCAGACCTTGGTATGTGTACTCTTCGTAGTTTACCTTCGTCCCTTGATGCTAAAGCCTTATAAAATTCTTCAATGACCTTATCAGACGAGTATAATTTTGTTTTACTCATAAGTTATAACCTGTATTGGAGTAAAAGTCAACACTTTAAATGGTACGACAGAAAGAAATTTAAGATTTGCACACCATACTTAAAGTATTACTTAAAGTATTCCTTAAGTATTAATAATATTAATAATATTAATAGTAGTATTAAAAACTTTAGGTTACTTAAAGAATACTTTAAGTATTATATAATACTTTAAGCGGCCATGTCAAGAGGTACATGCAAATTTATTTTGTGATCACATAAAAATATCTGCTTGTAACTCCTTGTGATCACAAATATGTGGGTAACATGCGACATTATAGCTTTATCACAAATTGTTACATAATGTTACACCCTTTAAAAAACCTAATTTCTGGCATTGGGCATATATACATACCACGCACCCCCACCTGGCCCATACCCCCATGCTCTTATGGCTAGTCCAAAAGAAAACTATCATATACCTTTGCGTTTCTACGGCACAAAATAGCTCTAACATACTCAAAAGTATAGATATTTTAGACAATAGTTGATTGTATAGCCGAAAGTATACCCGAAAAACTACCCGAAAGAGTAGAGCTTGCACACTTTGGCAATAAAGATGTATCCCTTAGTACTATCACGCTTTATCCTATACCAACGGATAGGTCTAGTCCCAAAAGAGTTATCACGCTACCCATATGAGATATTGACCTATCCGAATTACTATCATGCCCAACCTATACCGATGGATAGGTGTTAGCTACCCTAAAGTATATCCTATCCAAAGGGATAGGTCAGCTATACTTTCGGACTGATTCGGTATCCATCGGGACTGATTCGTTTTTTAACATATTCAAGTTATTGAATACTATAGGCTAAGTCATTGATTTCATTGATCTCTTTATAGGTACTAGTAAAACCCGTTTGGATATGTCATAACAGTTTTACGAAAAGAAGTTTAGAGATTTTACAGGTTGTATCCGATACTGTGGTGGTATCGGGGAGTACGCTTGAACCCGATCTCTATCCTACATTATATGCTGTTCTTTATGCATAGCCAGAAGCTCTATCGGTGGTGGTTTGGTGCTGCCCAATAAGATAGTGTCGTAAGTCCTAGTGCGAATTGTGCTAGGGAGAACGGTAGAGCGGCGGTTATAGATAACATTCGGTGCGTTCGTATCAATGCTAGTGTGCAATCTAATTGTGCCATGCGATACTTGTCAACCCGTCTAAGTTATCTGTGACTATGGTTATATATGGTTGGTGTTTATGAGTACGTATGCGGTCACTGCTCATAAGCCTTGGGGATATATGCTGAGACTTGCACCCACCGACCGACTAGTGACCCGTAGAGCCGCCTAGCGAACGGCTCTCGGTGTAGCTTGTTTCTGCACATTCATGGTGAGTGTGTGGTACTTAGCTACATCGTTGGAGGTTACAATGGCTACTAAAATTACTCTTATCAAAACTGATAGTGCAATCGACAAAATGATTGTGAGCATTGGCAAACGTGGACAGTCCATTCAATCGGACATTCATCGTGCTGGATGCTCTATCGTTCGTCGGTGGCATGACACAAATGATGTCAATACTGCTGTTCGTCAGATGAACGCTTTGCTTAATGCTATCCCTGCTATGGGACGTGCCAATGCTTTCAAAGCATGGGTGGAGGCTTATGCTACATTCGTCTGGAACGCTGATGACAAGTGCTTTGCATATCATGCCAAGCGTACTAAGATCAGTGCTGATGATGCTCAGGCTGCTATCCAGACACCGTTCTGGGAGTTCAAGCCTGAGCCTGATTACAAACCATTAAACCTTGACGATGCTATCAGTGCTCTGATTGCTAGAGCTGATAAGCGTCGTCAGGATGGACTAAAGGATGGTGACGATATACCATCTGCTAAGATCAAAGCCCTCAAAGCTCTGGTTGCTTAAACAGACTATAAGCACCTCATGTAGATCGTGGGGTGCTTATGTATGTTTAAATAACATATTGCTAGACTATACCCCTCTGCACACTGCCATTCTTCTCTACCTCCCAATTAGGGTGGTGGTGTGTAGTGGGGTATCGTTTGGATACCACAACCCATATTCAACGGAGGTTACAATGGGCAATAAAGGTGTACGTTACGACGAGGCTTTCAAGAAAACTGTATGTGATTTTTATGATGATCACACAACTGCTGATACCATTGCTAAATTTGGTATTTCTTCTTGCACTCTACAAAGATTTCGCAAGCGGTTAGGCTATGCATCTAAGCCGATGGGTGCTAATCCAAATAGCATGAGCTTTCAGCATGAGGTCTGTCAGTTCTATGAGAACAAAACACTTGAGCAAACTTCTGCTCACTTTGGGATCGCTACAGGTACTATATCTAAGTGGCGCACCAAGTTAGGCTACCGCAATAAACATTACAACTACAACCTATACACTCAACACTTGCAGCCACAGGCTGTCAAGCGTCAGTCTTATGACTTTATGATGACCAAACAACAGAATGGTCAGCTCAAGGGTGAGGTTGTCGATCTCAAAACTCAGGTCATTGAGTTACAACATGACATGGGAATGATGATTAAAACACTAAAAGATGTTATTGACAATATCTAATAATGGTGATGATAGCAGCAGAGTGTAGCATCTTTATGGTGCTACACCTAGAAATTATCATGGAGAAACCTAATGAATATATTTGCTTTCGATCCTTGCCCATTCCAATCTGCGTTGTGGTTGGATGATATACGCAAGAATAAGATGATACTTGAGTCTGCTCAGATGTTGTCTACTGCTGTACGTTGGCTTGATCCTGACACTAATCTACAAGTGTATAAACTTGCCTACATGAATCACCCTTGCAGTAAGTGGGCAAGGGCTAGTCGTGCTAATTTTGTATGGTTGCTTAGTCATATGTCATGGATGTTTACTCAAAAGATTGGCAACCATGCATCTGCTAAGCTAATACCTGCACTACAAAAATTTGCTGATGGTGGTGAATTTCCTCGTGAGGAGTTGACACCCTTTGCTAATTGTGCTAGGAATTTAGAACGTGGTGTTGATTACTCAGAAATGGGTGATACACACCAAGCCTACCGCCTGTATATGAATGACAGATGGAAAGAACGTAACATCAAACTTACTTGGAACTGGGGTAAGAAACCCGAATGGAAGGAGTAATACAATGTATGCTTTAATGGCAAATTTACGAGAACATGAGGACTATCCAGAGGGCTTGACACCCTTCAAGGATTACCCTGTGTATAATGTGTCACATGGGAATGACAATGACATTGCTGGTAAGATTACACTGGACAATGGTGAGAGCTTTTACTTCGTATCTCATAGCTTGCAGGGCTTTATTGTTAAACGTGTGTACGTAGAGAATCCCTGTGAGGATGACCTAGTTCTACGCAAATGGGGTTCCTATGAGGATTACCAATACTTCAATGCTCAAGATCGTAGACTTAGGCATTGGATAGGTATCAAGATGGATGACTATGGTCTTGCTAGTCCACAGCTATGTGTTAAAACTACACACAGGCTACTTGCCTTTGAGCCTATGCGTTCTAAGATTGCACATGGTAAGGTTGCTATCTTTCAATCTCAGAAAGACAGAGACAATGACAGACAGGTGGCTATGAAACCTGGACGTGCCTTGACCTTGATGTTTCCTGAGCTTGATCACAAGTCTATTATTACCTTGGTTGATGAGTTCTTGCAAGAGTTTGCACCACGTAACCTTACACTCAGGAAGTCTCGTGATGCTGATGATTTCATCAAGGCTTACTCACATGAGCAATCACCTACAGAGAATATAGACACCACATGGTCACGTAAGTCTAGTGCAGCTAGTTGTATGCGTTATGAGTTTGACCATCTGTCTACACATCCTGTGGCTGCTTATGCCAGTGGTGACTTTGAGATTGTGTACACTACAGACCAAGATGATCGCATTGCATCACGTTGTGTAGTGTGGATGACTCATCCAGATAATATTCCTCAAGCTGGCCCTGTCTACGGTGTGTCTGAGCAGTCTATTGACATGATTGATGCTTATCTCAACAGTATTGGTGCGACTTTCAGCAAAGATGCTAGTTGGGTAGGTGCTAAACTCAAGGCTATACATCACGGTGAGGATCAATATGTTGCACCATACCTTGACCTAGAACCACAATCATTAATAAGTGGTGACGAGTATCTCATAGTTTCTCATCATGGTGATATATGTGCTAGTGATTATGGTGGAGTTCTTGGTAATGGCTACACATGCGTTATGTGTGATTGCTCTATGAATGAAGATGATGTCTACAGTTCTGAAACTACTGGTGAGATATATTGCTCTGACTGCTATTGGGAGAGACACTTTCACTGTGAGTATGCTATGGAAGATTATCATATAGATGATGGTACTGTTACTTGGTCTGAGAATAGATGGGGTATAGAAAGTCAGTTGGTATCTAATGCTTGTCTGCATGACCACTTTGTACATTGTGAAGATGATGATGAGTGGTGGCATGAGGATGATGCACTATTTTGCGAGTCTGAGGATAAGTGGGTATCCCCACGTAAGATTGACGAGTACTTCACCTCTGATTGGAATGATCAGTTGTACCCTTTATCACAGTACTGTGAAACTGTCGATGGTGACACTGTGGCTAGAGATGAGTTAGATGAAGATTGGGAGTTAAACTCCGATGATCTTTGGGAAATGAAACAAGAAGAAATGGATATATAATATGTATAGTTTAATAGAAATGTTGGGTTACAAACGCCCAGAGGGTACTGCTACCCAACGAGAATTTTGTGAACGGTTCCTTGAACCTGTATTCGGATTACCTGATATACATGGCAACTACATTCACATAGTGGGTGACAAGCCTAATTTATGTTTTACAGCACATCATGATACAGTTCACAAGACTGAGGGCTTACAGAAGCTAGTGGTTATGAATGATGTAGTGTCAATAGCTGACTCTAATGTGTCAAATTGTCTCGGTGCTGATTGCACTACTGGCATATACGTAATGCTTAGTATGATTGATTACGGTGTTAATGGTATCTATGTAGTACATGCAGCAGAAGAGGTTGGTTGTAGGGGTAGTAGTGCTTTGATCAATGACTATGTGTACAATGATAAGTTTCACTGGTTGAGTCATATCGACGCAGTGATATCATTCGATAGATATGGTGACAAGTCTGTGATCACACACCAGATGGGCTTACGTACAGCCTCTGATGACTTTGCTAAGTCATTCTCTGATGCTGTCAATATGCCACAACTTAAAGCAGATGACAATGGCTCTTATACTGACAGTAATGAGTATCAAACCGTTGTGTCCGAGTGTACCAATATTAGTGTTGGCTACTACAATCAGCACACTAAGAATGAGACACAAGACCTTGAATACCTTGACATTTTAGTTGAAAACCTAGTCAATGCTGACTGGTCTAAGTTAGTGTTTACTCGTGATCCACTAATAGTAGAAGACAATAGATACTACAACTATGGGTGGAATAGTGTAGCTAGTAAAAATTCTATTTTAGATGATATACAAACTATTATAACTCAGTATCCAGCTCAGGTTGCAAAGCTAATGGATTCCTATGGTTGGACTGCTGAGAGTATTATTGAGGAGGCTAATATTGATAATTATTCAGATTATGATACGTATCTCAGTGATTATGCTAGAAGAAGATACATGTGACAACTTGACACACTTGACCTAAATGCTTATACGTACTATATACTTTAAGTATACTTAAGGTTTCAATAATAATAATAATAGTAGTATTATTAGAAACTTTAAGTATAACTTTAAGTTTACATAAGGAGATGACATGAAATTTAAAGATGCTGTTCATAGATATGTTAGAACTCGTCAGTTTAACTCGTTGTCTAATTCATCTCAAAAGAATTATGAGTATTGCCTAGCAGCTTTCTGTCGTATGTCTGTACTAGGCAGAACACTTGGTAACATCAATGTCAAGAAGTTGACTGTACCCTTCTGTACTGAGGTCTATGACACTTGGGAGTTAGACACCTCTACGTCTAATGCTAATCATAACTCCAGAGTATTCTCTGTGCTCATGAATTACCTAATTAACATGGATGAGATATTATACAACCCTATGGCTAGGGTACACAAACGTACCAGTGATCCCCGATCTGTTGTATGGACCCATGATCAAGTCATGGCATTTTTAGATATAGCCTTTACAGATTTCAAATGGCGTAACATAGGTATGATAGTTCTGATGTGCTATGAGTGGGGTCAACGTCCAGTAGATATACGTAATCTGCTTTGGAGTTCAGTTGACCTTGATCTTTCTGTGGTTAAGATAACTCAGACAAAGCGTGGAGCCACTGTAGAATTACCAATACCAGATAATTTAATTACGATGTTATCCGAACAGAAAGAAGACTGGGACTTCCAACAATACGTAGTACCCTATCACAGGCCACAGGACACCGCCTACAGGCCGCTAACGGTGTCTCAGATGACCACCCTACTTGGAGAGGTCAAAACCCTAGCAGGACTGCCCTCTGAGTTAAGGGTGGGAGACCTACGTAAGACCGCCATAGTACAGATGATTGAGAGTGGTGTAGATCACCTAGCAATACAATCTGTATCAGGACATAAGAATGTATCTAGTCTAAACCCATATAACAAATTTAGTTTAAAGACAGCTACTGCTGCATTGGATAGGAGACAAAGACAATGACTAGAAGAGATATACCACCAAAACATTTTAGATTTTGGGGTGATGTGTTTAAGGAAAAAAGAATCCATGATGAATATGGAAAAGAGCTTTCAGAGCTGTTCTATCTGTTAGCTGATAATGCAGAGTTTCATGAAGCTCTTGAACAAAATTGGGGGGATTGGTATAGTGAAAAACTACACTAAAAATCCTATGGCTAAAGATGTCAGACAACCTAAGTACAGACCACAGGTGATACCTGATAAGAAGAAACCTGTGCTTACACGTAAACAAAAACACAAAGGAGGGGAATATGAAATTACCAAGGCTTAGTCCTATATCTGGTAAGATAAATACTTTGGACTTAGATGTAACCGTAGATCAATTTGTGGCTTGGGAAAAAGGTGCATTGATACAAGATGCATTTCCTAATCTAAATATGTATGAAAGAGAGTTTATAATATCTGGTATTACCAAAGATGAGTGGGATGCTAAATTTGGTGATGGAGGGGAAATGTATGACCCCTAGAGAAGCAGCGCAGATAGAAGCAGAGGTTACGTACACAAAATTCTTACAGTGGTGTAAAAAAGCCACGTATATAATCATAGGTACATTACTCCTTCTTGCATCTTGTAACTTTGGGGTTGACGATAAGAAATACCCAAACTACAACGGTGAGGTATACTCACCAATGAACATAGGAGAAAAGAAATGATTACTAGGTCAGTATTAATAGCATGTCTGTCTATTGGGGGATGTGCTCCTGCCCATGCAGGAGACATGCAAACTAAACCAGTGATGTGTGGTAGTGAAGATGAAACATTCTCTACCTTACGTACTTTTAAACAACAAAAAATCTATCAGGCTACGCAACTAACTACAGTCAAAGAACCTGATGGATTCAGTGATACGCCTGTGCTATTGCCTATGGCAATCTATATGAACCTTGATGAAGGTACATACACTGTGGTAGAATACCATCCATCTTACGGAGCATACTGTCTGATTAGTTTTGGCAGAGAAGGAAAGTTTGTAAATGACTAGTTACATGAATATAATAGTAGGTTTAGTAGTATTTTACATAGGCTTGAAGATGTTTAGTGGTGGTATGAAGTCACTAGGTAACATAGATCATCTACAATGGTTCTTAGGCAACCCTATCTATATGTTTATAGGTGGGATAGCCATGACACTAGCTTGGCAGTCTAGTTCTCTAAGTACAACTGCAATCATAGCTTTGGTGGCTAGTGGAGCATTACCCTTACCTGCTGCAATAGCAGCCGTGTTAGGTGCAAACTTAGGTACAACTGGAACTATATGGTTGGCAGGTTTCTTTGTATCAGATGGTATACCAAGAGGTGATACGTTACGAATTGCTATGGTACATACAGGTGCTAACCTCTTAATGGCACTAAGCCTGTTACCTTTTGTAAATCACATTGCTAAATTTGTAGGGAGATTCGGATGAACAATAACTATTACTTAGAAGAACTGAGAAAGAAAGTAGAGAGCCTTGAGAAAAGACTTGAGGTATTGGAGAAACTATTATCTGGAGATAGTAAATGATTACTGTGACATATCTACAACACATGGGTGATGACCTCACTGTAGTAAATGCAGCTAGAGTATCTTTTGGTAAGAAGATAAAGGCATTAGGCTATGCTGGCGTAGATGGTGCAAGTCTTAAGCCTATCTTGCATGACAGAGATATAAAACTTATAAAATACTTAGCCAAGCACAGGCATATGTCACCCTTTGGTCACTGCTTTGCTTCGTTCCATATCAAGGCTCCTATCTTTGTAGCTAGACAACTAGTGAAGCACAAGTTCCTACGATGGAATGAGATTAGCCGTAGGTACGTGGATGATGACCCTGAGTTCTATGTGCCTAAAGATTGGCGTGGCAAAGCATTAGATAAAAAGCAAGGTAGCTCTGGTGTCATTGATATAGATTATGATGCACTGCCTTGCTTTGAGTATCATGCTCTGGAATGTTATAAAGACCTTTTGTACCTTGGTGTAGCACCAGAGCAAGCACGTATGGTGTTGCCTCAAAGCACCATGACAGAATGGTATTGGTCAGGTAGTCTTGACGCCTTCTCTGATATGTGTAATCTTAGACTCAAGGAAGATACACAATACGAAACAAAATTAGTAGCTACTAAGATACACGAATACATGTTTGATTTATTTCGTGAGTCTTGGCAGTCACTAACAGGCAGTCTAAAGATCAGACCTATGACTGATGATGAAAGACAAAGAGGAAAGGAGAAAAATATAGCAAATGGCAGACGGTGATAATCCACATTTAGCTTGCCCTTATACTGACTGTGCATCAAGCGATGCATTTAATTGGAATGATGATGGTTATGGTCATTGTCATTCATGCGGTAAATCATACCCTATGAAGGGTATGGGTGAAACATTTGAGTGGGCAAAGAATGAGTATCCACTTCCAGATAGGAGGAACCCTATGGACATAGAGGTTACATCTCAAACATATCAAGGTATACGAGGTCTTGATACAGAGGTGGCAGAACTATACGGTATAGCCATACAGCTAGGCCCGAATGGTGAACAGGTAAGGTATGCCTATAAATATCCACACACTACTAAGTACAGACTAATCTCAGATAAGTCTAAGACTTGGACAAAAGATCGTGGCATGGGCATGAACCATCTGTTTGGCCCAGAATTTAATGCTGGCACTAGTCAACGTATTTATCTTACAGAGGGTGAGTTTGATGCTGCATCTTTGTTTCAAATACTAGGTAAAACATTTCCTGTGAAGTCTTTACCATCTGCTAGTATTGGTGATAAATTTATCAAACAGAACCATGAGTATCTGTCTACGTTTAAGGAGATCATTTATGCAGGTGAGCTTGATGATGCTGGACGTAGAGCTGCTGATCGACTCTACCAATCATTTCCAGAAAAGTTTTGGTATGTGCCAATGTCTAAGCACAAAGATGCTAATGACTTTTTAACTTCTGGTGATGAAAAGGAATTGATGTGGGCAGCTAAGAAGCCCCAACGATATAGCCCAGAGAATTTCTTTTGTTCTGACTCTGATGTAGAGGCAGCTATACTTAACGAGAATCCCTATGAGTATACGCCCACAGGTCATTCAGGTATTGACAGTAAGATACGTGGCATGGTCAAGGGTGGCTTAACCTTTATCAAAGCACCTAGAGGTATGGGTAAAACAGAGGTGATACGATACTTTGAGACAGGTCTACTAAAGAACCCTGACACTAATATTGCTTTACTCCATATGGAGGAAATGAAGTCTACTACCTACAGAGCTATGGCTACCTACCATCTAGGTATAAACGTCAGGACAAAAGATGATGCAGCATATAATGGTATATCAGAGATTGATGTAATCAAGGCTGCACAAGAGGCAACTCAAGGTGAAAGAACTATTGTCTTTGAAATGCGTAGTCATGATGATCCTCTTAAGTTACTGGATTACGTAAGGCTTGCTGCATCTGTCTATGGAGCTAACTATATATTTGTAGACCATGTACAAAGGTTAGCCTATTTGTCGCAGACTGGAGTTGATGGTGCTACCAGCACCTTGACCACACTAGGCTCACGTATGGCACAGTTAGCCAAGGAGCTTAACATTGGTGTAGTATTTATATCACAGGTTAATGACGATGGTAGGACTAAGTATGCAGGGTCTCTTGAAGAAGAAGCAATCATCTGTATAAAGATTGAACGGGATGTTGATTCTGACGATGAGATTGTACAGAATACTACCGAGTTTATCGTGGATAAGAACAGGCCATTTGCTAAGTTAGGTAAGGCAGGTGCTGTCTACTATGATCCAGAGACAACTCTTTTGTCAGAAGATGAACCATACATAAGGAGTGACATAGCAGCATGATAGTATTTGATGTAGAAGCAGACGGACTATTGGATGAAGCTACAAAAATACACTGCCTGTCTTATACATCTGATGGTATTAAATACGACACTCTGTTTAGATATAACGACATGCGTAAGCTAGTCCTTAGTCAAAAAGGTTTGATCGGTCATAACATCGTAAGGTATGATGTACCCTTACTTGAAAAGATATTGGGTATTAATATTACTGCCCGATTGTTTGATACACTACCTATGTCATGGGTTATAAACTATGGCAGACCTAAACATGGTCTTGATTCTTTTGGCGAAGACTTTAATATACCTAAGCCAAAGATATCAGATTGGCTTAATTTAACTAGGGAGGAGTACCAACATCGGTGTATAGAAGATGTAAAGATAAACTGGAGCTTGTGGCAAGATATGCTTAAGAAGTATATGTTTATCTACGAAGACAAGCTAGAGCTAGACAAGTTCTTTCGTTACCTAGAGTTCAAGATGGACTGTGCAGCAAGTGCAGAGAAAGTTGGTTGGAAGCTAGATGTACAGTTAGCACAGAACTGTGTAGATAGTTTGTTACAAGAACAGGCAGAAAAGGTAGCAGAGCTACGTTCTGCTATGCCTATGCGTACAATCTATAGACAGAAAGCAAAGCCAAAAGTTTTGTATAAGTCTGACGGTAGTTTATCTAGTCATGGTGTAAATTGGTTTAATCTTCTTGAGGAGAAATGTCTACCACCAAATCATGACAAACCTATTGATATAATAAAAGGAGTAGAACCAGCTAATCCTAATTCTACAGATCAAGTTAAGAGTTGGCTTATGCAGTTGGGCTGGCAACCCTGTACGTTTAAGTATCTAAAGAACAAAGACACTGGCAAAGAACGTAAGCTAGAACAGATCAGACAGAACGGAGAACTCACAAAGTCTGTAAAGCTTCTTGCAGATAAACATCCAGCAATTAAATTGTTAGAAGGTCTGACCGTAATACAACATAGGTTAGGTATATTTGCAGGGTTTCTTGACTGTGAAAAAGATGGCTATGTTAGAGCAGAGATTGCTGGCCTGACAAACACACTACGTTTTAAACACCAAAAACCTTTAGTCAACCTTCCTGGTGTTGACAAACCTTGGGGTGCAGAGATACGTGGTTGTTTGACAGCTCCAGATGGTTATGTTCTTTGTGGTGCTGATATGACTTCCTTGGAGGATACTACCAAGCGTCATTACATGCACCCTTACGATCCTGACTACGTGGCAGAAATGTCACAATCTGGTTTTGATCCTCATTTAGACTTGGCAAAACATGCTGGAGCTGTTACTCAAGATGATATTGACAAGTATAACAGAGGTCACATGCCAAAGCTTAAAGAACTACGTAAGAACTATAAGGTGGTCAACTATTCTGCTACCTATGGTGTAGGAGCACCTAAGCTATCACGTACTACTGGTATGACTGTACCTAATGCACAATCAATTCTTGATGCGTATTGGGACAGAAACTGGTCAGTAAAAGAGTTTGCCGAAGATCAGAAGATAAGAAAGATCAACGGTGAGATGTGGGTTAAGAATCCTGTGAGTGGGTTCTGGCATTCACTACGTTATGAGAAAGATGTGTTCTCTACACTAAATCAATCTACTGGTGCATACTGTTTTGACAAATGGGTTGCATACTACCGAACACGTAGGCCAAATATCATTGGTCAGTTTCATGACGAATCTATCAACCTTGTAAAAGAAGGAGAACAGAATGAGCACAGTGATGCTTTAAACTGGGCTATAGAAAAACTTAACAAAGAACTTAAATTAAATGTTGACTTAGGTATTGATGTACAGTATGGTCAACGTTATAGTGACGTGCATTAACAATGGAGGGCCAAATGGCTACACGTAAAGTAAAACTAACTGGAATAGCAGAGTGGGCAAAAGTGTTCACACAAAACCGTGACATGACAGGTTGGGATAATACCTATGTAGATTGCAACGGTGCTTGCACTATTGATGTAATTCTAGACGATGATAACATGAGTAAGTTGTCAGCTTCTCGTTCTATGAAACGAGGCGCACCAGATGCAATGGGGCGTGGAACTAAAGTAAAGTTTGTCCGTAAGTTTGATACAGGCAGGGATTGGGATAGTGGTGCTCCCCTAGTTGTATGGTCAGACAATAAACCTTATAACTATGATACTAATGGTTCAATAGGTAATGGGTCTACAGTGGAGGTGGAGTTATCAGTGTATGATACAAGCCGTAAGAATATTGTAGGCACACGGCTTGACAAGGTTACAGTAATTGACCATGTTGAGTATATTGCAGATACTTCTGCAGACATGGCTCCACCACCACTTGTGGAAGTAAAACAAGACAGCGAAGTGCTGTTCTAAATGAAAACATTCATAGAGGATATGTCTAATGAGGAGTACCATTCAAAAGATGGTATTTCCTCAAGCGCAGTAAAGTCTGTATTTAAAAAATCATTAGCTCATTGGAAAGGTGAGAAACGTAATGCTAATAGTGCAGCCTTTGCTATAGGAAACGCAGTACATGCCAACCTATTAGAGCATACTCGTAACTTAGTAGTTAAAGGGCCAAAGACTAAAACTAGTACGGCTTTTAAATCTATGAAAGAAAATCTAACCTCAGATCAGATACTGCTGACTGAGGTTGAGTATAATGTAGCTAACTGCATAACTAGAGGTGCTTTAGGTAATCCTATATGTGCCAATGCTTTAAATCACTCTGACAGGTTAAATGAGATTAGTATCTTTATCGAAGACCCTATTTCAGGTCTGACACTTAAGACTAGACCAGACCTTATGATTGAGTCTGAGGGTACAGTGTATGATGTTAAGACAACACAGGATGCAAGTCCTAGAGGTTTTCTAAACGAGTGTATAAAGTATGGGTATTTTCTTCAAGGTGCTCATTACGTCTACACCTGCAAGTTAGCTGGCTTTAATGTATCAAAGTTTAGCTTCATTGCCTGTGAAAAGTCAGCTCCTTATCTTTCTCATTTACATGTTATGGGATCAGACATTATGTCTTGGGCTACGAAAGAGCTACACAAAACCTTAGCTGTTATTGCAAAGGCAGAGAAAGATGTAGACTATGGCACAGGTTGGGGTGATTATACAGTCATTGAGAAACCTTCATGGATGTAATTAGTTATGACCAAGAGGGGTAAACAGAAAGGTAGGCTTGGTCAACAGGAGATAAGGGATAAGTTACTAAAAACATTTCCTGAGTTTGAACCTGATGATATTAAGTCTACAATTATGGGAGATACTGGAGCAGATATACAACTATCTCCTGCAGCCCATAAAAAAATACCTTTAAGCATTGAGGTTAAACGTAGAAAAGATGAATTAAAAACAGTATATGGGTATTTACAACAGGCACAAAGACATGCTAAAGGTGAACCTGTAGTTTTCTATAGGTCAGACCGTAAGCCTTGGATAGTGATGGTTGAGCTAGATCACTATATGAATCTCTTAAAGAATTGGAAAGGACATTAATGCTAGTAAAAATATGGGATATTTTAGAGGGTCCATTGGCTATTGAAGATATGCCTAAAGAAGAAGCTTACGATACACCAGAAGGGAGTAAATATTGCATGGTATGTAAAGCAGAAATTGATGGAGTTTTAGGTGAAGATAACTTTTGGTTTGAGGACTTTGACTCTGCTTATGAATGGAAAAAACACTTCATAAAAAATATTGAACCGATTGTTATTGACATTGGTTCATCACCTGGCTATAACTAGGGGTCTTTATCATGGATATGAAGTTTGAAATATCTGTTAAAATCTCCGTTGACCCAAGTGCTAACTTCTTAGAAACCTATGGAAACAATGTAGATGTGATAGCAGAATTAATAAATCTAAGTCTATATGATATAGATGATATAGTTGTAGAAGAATGTGAGGTAAAAAGAAATGACTAGAATAACAATGGATGATAAACAATGATAAATCAAACTGATATAGATGCTTTTGAGTTTTACAACAAAGCAGACCTAACTCTTACTGAGTACCAGAATGCAGCAGCTACTACAGCTATCTATCCTGCATCTGTACAGATACTTTACCCTACACTAGGGCTTGCTGGTGAAGCAGGTGAGGTAGCAAACAAGGTAAAGAAGATTGTTAGGGATGGTAAACTAGACAAAGAGGCAATAGGTAGTGAGCTAGGAGATTGCCTGTGGTACATTGCTGCAGTATGTAGAGACTTAGGTTTAAACATGGGTGAAATAGCCTCAGATAATCTTGCTAAATTAGCTAAACGTAGAGAAAACAATACACTTAAAGGAAACGGTGATAATAGATGAGCAATTTACTACCAACAGATTATCAATCTTTTATACACACCTCACGTTATGCTAGGTGGTTAGAGGATGAAGGACGAAGAGAAGGCTGGAGTGAGACTGTGTTTCGATATATTACTAATGTAATAGAGCCAAAACTAAAAGGTGGTGATTTATCCGATACTCTTGATCACATATATGATGCAATTCTAAGCCAAGAAGTTATGCCTAGCATGAGAGCTATGATGACTGCTGGTCCAGCTCTAGAACGTGACAATACTGCTGGCTACAACTGTAGTTATTTACCCGTAGATGACCCTAAGTCCTTCGATGAGGCTATGTTCATCTTGTTGTGTGGCACTGGTGTTGGATTCAGTGTCGAGAGGCAGTTCATTAGTAAGCTCCCTGAAGTTCCTGAGTTGTTCTACAGTGAGACTACTGTTGTTGTCAAAGACAGTAAAGAGGGTTGGGCTAAGGCGTTCAGACAAGTTCTTGCTCTCCTGTGGGCTGGTGAGATACCTCAGTGGGATATCTCTCGTGTACGTCCTGCAGGTGCAAGACTTAAAACCTTTGGCGGTAGAGCAAGTGGTCCTGCACCTTTGGTTGACCTGTTTAACTTCGCAGTCACTATCTTTAAGAACTCACAGGGGCGTAAGCTTTCCTCCCTTGAGTGTCACGATCTTATGTGTAAGATTGGTGAGGTAGTTGTAGTAGGTGGTGTCAGACGTTCAGCTATGATATCCTTATCTAATCTAAGTGATGATCGTATGCGTCATGCTAAGTCAGGTGCATGGTGGGACAATGATCCTCAACGTGCATTGGCTAATAACTCTGTTAGTTACACAGAGAAACCAGATGCCATATCTTTTATGCGTGAGTGGATGGCACTAGTGGAGTCAGGGAGTGGAGAACGTGGTATATTCAATCGTGAAGCAAGCAAGAAGCAAGCTGCGAAGTATGGTAGACGTGACAGTGAATGGGAGTTTGGCACTAACCCATGCTCTGAGATTATACTTAGGCCGTATCAGTTCTGTAATCTTACGGAAGTTGTGGTCAGGGCTACAGATGATATCGAATCTCTTAGTAAAAAAGTCCGTTTGGCAACTATACTGGGAACAATACAGTCAACATATACAAAGTTCCCATATCTGCGAAAGGTGTGGCAACGAAATACAGAAGAAGAACGACTGTTGGGTGTGTCACTCACAGGGATAATGGACAACCCTTTGATGACCACCTCTAACAAAGGATTGGATAAAACTCTTGAAACATTACGTAAACTTTCTGTTGATACTAATAATCTGTGGGCTGACCGTTTGGGTATTCCTACCTCTGCTGCAATCACCTGCGTTAAACCATCAGGAACAGTCTCCCAACTTGTTGATTCGGCCTCTGGAATCCATCCAAGACATTCAAAGTACTATATTAGAACCGTCAGAGGTGATAACAAAGACCCCTTGACACAGTTTATGAAAGATCAAGGAGTGCCTAGTGAACCTGATGTGATGAAGCCTGATGCTACCACAGTATTTAGCTTTCCTGTACAGTCTCCTATTAATGCCGTTGTTACTTCAGACCTGTCTGCTATTGAACAATTAGAGACTTGGCTAATGTATCAGAGACATTGGTGTGAGCATAAGCCAAGTATCACTGTCAATGTTAAAAAAGATGAATGGTTTGCAGTTGGTGCTTTTGTCTATGAGTACTTTGATGAAATGAGTGGTGTATCTTTCTTACCTTATAATGAGCATACTTATCAACAAGCACCTTATCAAGAGATTGGAAAGAGTGACTATAAAAATCTTTCAAGTTTAATGCCAAAGGTTATTGACTGGAGTAAACTTTCCCTGTATGAACAAGAGGACAATACATCAGGTAGTCAAACTATGGCTTGTTCTGGTGACGTTTGTGAAGTAGTAGACATAGGAGCTTAAATGCCGGTAAGGAAAAAATTTAATCGTGCTTTGTATGAAGCATACGATAGTCAAGCTAAAGATGCACTTGTGGGTTATCTTAAAAAGAAAAATCATGTGCTTGTAAATACTGAGGAGAATTACCATGTAGATGTTATATCTCAAAAACACGGATATACTTATTTCAATGAAGCAGAAGTTAAGGTCGGTTGGGAAGGAGACTGGCCTGAGCACTGGAAAGACATAAGGATTCCTGAACGTAAACAAAGGTTACTTGATAGATACCAAGGTGAGAATGGTGTGCTAAACTTCTATGTTTTTAGAAAAGACTTAAAGAAAGCTTGGCGGATCAAAGATACTTTACTAACTAAAGAAAGCCTTGGTGAAGCAAAAGGTAGATACATAAGGCAAGGAGAGTTATTCTTTCATATACCTTTCGTATCTGCAGAATTAGTGGAGATGTAAATGGATATACTAACAATGGGTGATACTACTATAACTTTAGATGATGATTATGATGTGGTAAATAAACCTGCTCACTATAACTTAGGAGGAGATATAGAATGTGTTGACTATATTAAACAAGTATTAGGTACTGATGGATTTATCAGTTACTGTCAGGGTAACATGATTAAGTACCAACACCGCCACAGATATAAACTAAAGCCTGTGGAAGATATGGAAAAGGCTCAGTGGTATTTAAATAAAATGCTTGAAACTATGAAGGAGAAGCATAAATGAAACCTTACGAAAAAGGCTTTGAGGCTTTTAAAAAAGGTAACTTGGGTAATCCCCACCCAATTAATACTAAACAAAACAGAGACTGGGAGTTTGGCTTTAACAAAGCCTACTTTAAGAACTTGGAGTTTGTAAAACAAAGAGAGGCTAATAATGGGAGACTTAGAGACAGAGGCTAAAAAATTTGCAGGTAAGAAACAAAAAAAAGTTTCTGAGATTCCCTTAACGGCTAGGATTTATCTAGCAGGTCAAGCACTAACTGGACTACTAAGTAGTGGTAGAGCAAATAGAAGCGATGAAATTAGAAGGGCTGCATATGATTGGGCTGACTATATGCTAGAGGAGAAATAAAAAAGGGGGCATCAAAGCCCCCTCTTCTAGTATGGTAAAGCGTCTTTCCATTCCTTATGTGTATCAACCATTCGTTTTAAAGTCATTAATTGAGCATAACCATCCTCCATCTCCATTATCCTATCCATCTTTTCATCAAATGATATATTCATAAACCCAAAAAATCTTTTATCAAAAGAATAACCTGTAATGCTTAAAGCATCTAACGTTTTGCTCTTTTGAGCAGTTAGTTGCCGTACCAAGTTCATTGTCTCAGGCACAACTCCCCCCTTATCCAATACACGTTCCACTCCAGCCTTAGCTTTTTTTCGTATATCACTTAAAATTTGTGTTTTTTGATATTGCTTCATGTTAAAGTAATTTAAACCCCTGTTTTCTAACTTATCCTGAGCTAGTTGAGCTTGCAGTTGTAACTCAGGAGCTAATAGTGAATTAATATAATTACGTACTTTAGCAGTACCTTTAAAATTATTTGCCTTAAATATAGGTTCACCTGCAGATTTAAACATACGTTCTATTAATGTAGATTCTCTATCTGTTCTAATTCCACCAAATTGTTTACCTAAGTCAACATCAAATCCACTTAATAAACCTTTAGTGGGAGTAGATTTTCTAGGTAAATCTTGTGCACCACCACCAATTTTAGTTCCAAATACAGGGGGTATAAAATCAAGTTGGTTAAGATATTTTGTAGAATCATTAAAAAATTTATTGCCCTGCCTTAAATCAGGGTTCATATTCATGTTGTTAAATAAACCATAGGCAGTATTAAGTGGATCAACATGTCTAGTAAGTCCTGCAACAGATTTAGATACAGCAGGTGATGCTACCTCTAGACCAAAAGCTAAAAGACCAACATCCCCGTCCAAAAGTCTATTCATACTTCTATTAAGAGACCTACCAAAATTATCAAAATCTCTATAAGCTTGACCTGGACCTATTTGAGAACCTAAATTAATCCAAAGGTCTCTTGGTATTGCACCTATAAACTTCTTCCTGAAAGATTCATCTGATCTTAATTTTTTAGCAACTCTGCTTAAATTATACTCATCGGTCTCAATCATACCATGAGCTATAGCTTGAGAAGTTGCTCTTATTGTAGATACAGGCCATTCAAACTCTACATTACGTATTTTTCCATCACTCTGTACTTCTTGATCAAAAGTATAACCATTGCGAACTCTGTCAAGAGCTGACATACTAGTTGTATTATCTGCATCTTCTATTGGAGTATTAGTACCAACACCTATACCTATTGCAGTCCAACCAACAACTGCTTTAGCTAAAAGGTCTGCACCCTCTTCAGTAACTGGGTCTACTGACACGTTTGCACCAAAGACTTTACCAGATTTTCTAATATAATGAATAGCAGCATTAATGCCTGATAGATCACCAGAAGTTGCTAAAGTAGTGTTTAAAAAACTACCAAAAGGCACTATGTAACCACCAGGAGTTTTATTAGTAAAAACCTCAATAGCTCTTGCAGCCGATCTCATATAGTTAGTAGCAGGTAAAGTAGACCAGTTTACAGATGCAGTTTCTCTCATAGTTCTGTATGCAGCTTTTTCCATAAGCTCACGAAATTCTGGTTTTGCCATTATAAATTCTACATCTGGATTAGAAAAAAACTTCTCTGGAGGTACACCATACTTCATCATAATCTGTTGATTTAAGTTTGTACCAAATGCAAAACGTTTAGTTAAGTTATCTTGTAGTATTGCAAAAGTTATGGTTTGTATTCCCTTTGTATATGCATCTGCACCTTTCCAAAGCACTCGTTCTGTAGTACCAAATGTCTTCTTAAGAAGACCTGCATCTTTAAGTCTTTTTTTATAAGACTCTCCATCAAGATTAAACATTGCTAGTGTATCTTGTACACCACCATCACCAGCAACATCCCTAAACAATTTCTCCATTATTTTGGGATTCATATTTAGTATGGCATCTGCATATTCCATAGGAATATCTGGGGATATAGTATCAGCAACTCTTCTTAATGCACCCCCATATCTACCATAAGCCTTATTATAATACTCTACAGCCGAAGCATTAAATTTTGGACTACCAAGTATAACACCCATAGTCTTTGAAAGACCCGCTGTTGTAAGGTCTAAAGAGCCTGTAACAAAATCTGCTGCAGTATTTAAACTAACTAAAGTTTTAAAGCCACGAACGTTAGCACCAGCAGTAGATAAATGAGATGTTATTAATCTTTTATATAGTGATAATGAAGCTTGAAATCTTAGTGGATTATCTATACTGTCAGCCTGTTTTTTATAAACCCCTAATTGATCTTTTATACTAACATTAGCTTTCTGCATTCTAGATAGCTCTGAGGATAACCAGAGTGCTTCACCACCAAGGCTAGTACCCCTAGCCATTTGAGACTGTAACATTTTAGGACTTATCTTACCAGTGATAGGTGTTGGATCATTAGCACCTTTGGTTTTAGGCCTAACACCATCTAACACGTAACCAGTTTGTTCTTCCCAATCTCTAACTATTTTATCTAATTTAGCAGGATTTATAAATGAGATTGTTTGTGCCCATGCACTAGTAACATTACCAGCTTGTTTTAATAGCTGTGGGTGCATAACAAAACCCGCTTCCTCTAAAGCTTGAAAGTAACCTTTAACTCCATTATCAGGATCACCTAAGAATAGATAACGAAAGAAAGCATTGTTAGCTCCTGCATCTACTCTTTTAGCTCCAGGTACTGCTGTCAGTCTATCTGTAGCATCCTTTTTTAAAGCTTCCCAAGGTAAGAAGTTCTTAGGTTTTCCTTTAACAGTACCAAACTGTGCATCAACAGCTCTAAATAAACCTTCGTTGTCTAACATATCTTTTATTCTTTTGTTAGCTTCTTCAGAACTATACTTCTTAATCATCTTATCTATCTTTTGATAACCAAGAAATGTTTTATTTAAGGCAGGAGTTTTTCTTAACTCCTTAAATAATGTTGACCCACCAGCAAAGATTGGAAACATCATACCACCTGCAGCAGTTAAAGCACCTTCTGCTTTACTATATTGTTCTTGAACTCCAAAATCTATAAGCTGCAGTTGTCTTCCAAGATCAACACCAAAAGCTATACCAGCATCTATTAAAGCTGCAGGAGCTGCTTTAGCTACAGAATCACCGACAGCTATTGCTGCAGCTTTTTTAGTGGCTCCTTGCTTAATAGCTCTATCATATGCTGCAATCATAGCATCAGCAAATTTTTTACCTCCAAACTTATTACCCATTGCCTTTGATCCAGCACCTAAATAATAAGCTATAGGAGTACTTACATCCCCTACAGTAGCTGTCATATGATCCCAAATACCATCAAACATCTCTCCAAATGCACCTCTTTTATAAGCACCTGCAAAAATATTTTCTCTTAGTTGGGCTAGTTTATAGCCAGCACCTAGTTTAGCTTTTGTATCACTATCTGCATTCATACCAAAAATTATATCATTACCTACAGTTACAGAATTAGCAGCATCAAAACTACGTTGATAATTTTCCCAAAGTTCATATGCTCTAGCTCTAGGCATTTTACGATAATTTCTTTTAGAGAATACATTACCACCAGTAGCACCACCTGCTCCAAGAGTTGCTATATCACCTCCTATTGACCTATCTTGAAATCTAGCTTCAAGATTTTGGTACACTATTTCCATAAGATCATCATCAGCAAGTATTTGATCTCTGTACAAATCCTTACTATCATACCTATTCTTATGTATTTCTTCTAAGTTTATAATTTTATTTGAACTTTCTAGCGTAAAACCATTTTCTTTTTTATTTAAACCCTCCTCTTCTAAACTAAAAGAAGACTTATCTTTTTCAGGTTCAATACTCATTAGATCAATATCAAAATCTTTTAAGTTAAAGCTATTTAAATTTACAGGTTCTTTTTCAGGGATAAGATTTGGAAGAATTGGCTCCTTATCTTTAAAACCTTTTAAGCTAAAAGTCTCTGTCATTATTAATTACCGTCCCAAGTACGTAAAATAGAATTTCCATTACTGTCAATAAAGCTAAAATAATCTCCCTCTGCACTGTATGTTTCATTATCTACAGCACTTTTTACTTCTTTAAACAACCCTAATCCAAATAAAGATTCAAGAAATTTTTTACTTGAAATCTCAATAGGATTAGATTTAGATGCTTGTTCAAATATTAAAGATATTTCACCACTCATTCTAGGCTCATTACGTTTAATTGATTGTGTAATTGCAGAGTTTCCATATAGAGCAATCAAGTCAAAAAAGTCATCATCTTGAGTTGCAGCCTCGTAAGCCCTTGTAATTGTATCATCTCTTCGTGCAACCCACTGAGTAAGAATTTCAATCTCTGTTTTTTCGTCTTGAGTGGTAGCATTTATACGTCTTTCATTTAAAATAGCTTTAGCAGAAGTTAATCTACCTAACTCAGCTTTAGCTCTAGCTTTAATATGATTTGTAATACGTCTGTCCTGAGAGTCTAGTTCTGCAGCACTCATTGATTCTACAACTACAGGTTCAGTTTGTATGGTCATACTGCCCACTTGACCAACTCTACTTCTAATTAAACCTTCAATAGTTTTAGTAAGTTTTATATCTGCCTTAGTAAGACTATCAATCATAGCATCTGCTTTTGAGGGGTCTGGTAAAGTTAATATAGCATCAGTTAAAACAGGTACTACTAAATCCCTAGTCATTTCTCTTAATATTTCTTCTGACTTATATCCTTTTTGTTTAAGTTCTTTAACAACTCTCTGTGTCATTTTTGCTGCTGCATTCATAGCCACTCTACTATTAGTAGCTTGTATTCTGCTAATAGCACCTGTAATATCGTCATCAGTTCCTAGTAATCTATACATAACTTTTGCAGAATCTGCAGCAGTTAATAAACTATCTTTAGATTTATAAGTAGTTCCATCACTGGCAGTAACACCTGTAATATCAAAATCACCACTCGTTATTAAACCTTCCGTAATTTTTTTTAATATGTCATTCTCAAAATCTTTAGCTTTAAGTTCTAGTGCATCTTCTTGCTCTTTCTTTCTTTTCTTAAGATATGTATCCCAAGCATCTTTTTTCTGCATATCATATCTATTTTGCCAAGTTTCTTCTGCTGCAGCACGAGCTGCTCTTTTTTCTTTTAATAACTCTTTACGCCCTTCTTCTTGCATTATACCAGAATAAGAACCACGTTCCATCTTAATACCAAACATTACGCTTCTCCTCTAGACATAAGGCCCATTGGTTTTTCTTCTATATCTTCCATACTAAACTCTGCCTCTGGTTCAACCATTGCATCAGCAACTTCTACTTCTGCTCCCATACCTTCAGGCTCTATCATATCTTGAGTATTCATCTCAGCTTGTACACGTTTGTCAACAGAGATACCAAGTTCTTTTAACATCTTGTTTGCTCTAACTTCATCTCTTTGATACTTTATAACTCTTTTAGCTTCTGGATCATCTAGACCTTCATCAAAATCTGCTTGAGCTACTTCAGCTACATCCTTAATAAACTCATGTAAAACTGGTGCAATAATCAAGCTTACATCTAAGCTATGCATACCATCCATAACACCACCACGACAGATACCTTGAACCAATGTGGCAATATCAATACCATTCTCTAAAAAGAAAACAATATCTTCAAAAGCCTCTGGATCATTCATTTTATCTAAGTGATAGGTTACTGCCTCTACAGGGTCTGTAAGTTCTGGTGGATGCTCAAAAGGAACATTCTTAGGTTCCTTGGTTAAGGCATAACCAACAGGAGGTCTATCAAAGGTTAAGGAAGCGTCTATCATTATTTAATACCTCTATAATATTGATCTATACTCTGTACTGTAACATTACCTGTACTATTTTGCCAACCAGGATTTGCTTCGGCTTTAGCAGAACCTTTTTTGTAAATAACAGTATTAGGTTTAGCATTACGTTTTCCTGGTGCAGCTAACATCATACCTACAGAAGCTTTACCATTATATTTCCAATTAGATAGATATGTATCAAATGCCTCTAAGTGATCAGCAAGATCAGTAGAAGCTTCTAAAGCATCAAAATCTATACCTGCCGTTTTCTCATTAGGTTTACCATCTATTGTCTTTTTAATTTGAAAAGCATTACCTATACTACCCATTTGTTTACCAAAACTACTCTCTCTTGCAAGAGCTATAAAAATTTCTTCTTCAGTAAGACCTGTATATTTATCTTGCATTTCTGATAACTTATTCATAAATCTAGAATTACCTTTAACTTCTTCTACCTCTGCGGCAAATCTCTCTAGAACAGGGTTGTCAGAAGCCTCAGACCTACTCATAAGACCTAGAGAGTCTTCTCTAGCAGAAACAGCATCAGCTTCTATACTCTCGTTAGCTTCATCTACGGTTACAGGTTTACCTGTGTCATCTGTCAAAGCTCTAGAAGTATTAGCCTCTCCAAGAACTCTGGTGTATTCATCACGTATCTCTGCAGAAGCTTTTGTATTACTTGAAATTCTTTTTAAAGCTTCCTCTATTGGGTCTTTATCATCATATACAGCTAAATCTTTTTTTCTAGGCATAATAGCTGGAGACATAAGATTTCTAGGACTTTTTTGTATGTTTGATGAAGCTCTGAGAGCTTTAGCTGCAGTAGCATTACGAGATAGTATGGGACTATTTTTATAGTTAGCCTCTTGAGTCATTATTATGTTTCCTATTAAGCTGTTGTTGTTTCTTCTTTATCTTTAAATATACTTGGAAGTAAATCAGCTATGCCCTTATCACCAAGTATTAATTTTGTGTAGAAAGCTGATTTAGATTGATTATCTAACATATCTAGTCTTTCTCTAACACCAGTCAAATTCTGTTCACCTAATAATATCTTAACAGCTCTCTCTGCAGAGTTTTCTGATTGTGCAAAGATATAAGACATTATATCTCTTTCTTTCTGCCAGTAGTCATCAATACCTTTTTGTGTAAGCCCATTAACTTCTTTAGCATAGGTTAAATTAGCTACATTCTGAGCTGCAGTATTAGTAGTATTTATAGATTGTCTCCATTGTGCATTAGCTTGAGCTACAACAAGATAGTTTTGAGAATTAAACATCTCTCTTTGGTTTTGTAATGCACTATTAAACTCTGCTACAGCATTAGCTTCTTTAGCATTAAACTGATTTATAGCATTTTGTTGTGCAGCATTAAACTGAGATATCTGAGAAGTTAAATTAGACATAAACTGAGTTGTCTGATTTTCACTAGTAGCATTAAACTGTGCTGCTGCATTAGCTGCTGCTACATCTGTCATCATAGAGTTAGTAGTCTGCTGTGCTTTAAACAATGCTGTAGACTGTTTGTTATTCATACTAGCCATATCAATAGCTAGGAAGTTTTGGGCATTCTGTACTTCTGCTTGCTGTAAGTTACTTAATCCAGCCATATCTAATTGAGATAGTGCTGCTGCCTCTGCCATTACTAACGCTTGCTCATTATTTAAATTATTAAGATTCATAGTATTAGCAGCTCTAGAGTTCTCTAATGCAATCTGCTGTTCAGCATTAAAGTTAATATTAGCTATCTCAGAGACTCTAGCTGCATTCTGCACCTTAGCTTGAAATGTTTGATCAAACTCTATACCAAGAAACTTAGCACGTTGTTCTGCTTTAAACAAGGCCACTTGTTGTTTATTTGCAGTATCAATCTGAGCAATAGGTAATGCAGCTTCCATAGCAGCTTGTATGATAGCCTGACCAGCCATGCTAGAAGCACCAAGACCACGTTCATTCATTATAGCAGTAGCATTTCTCATAGCTCCTGCTGCCCATGTAGGTGTCTCACCACCTTCAAACTGAGCCATTAAAGTTGTTAGTTCATCTTGAATAGATGCTGCAGCTACTTCACCTGTACCAAATGCTGTATCTACTTTAGATTGATCTACACCAGTACCAGTAATAAGTTCACTAGCACCCTCAGTTTGATCTAGAGTTCTTTTAGGTAAAACTCTTTCCATAATAGGGTTGTTATTAGCATCAACCATAAGCTCACCTGTGACAGGGTCAGCTTTCTGTCTTACACCTACTTCTGTAGCTCTACCTTGTGCAGCAACTGCATCCTCCATAGAGGTATAGGTTTCCATAATAGGATCACCAGTACTAGGATCAAACATACCTTTACCAGTAGAAGGGTCTATCTTCTGTCTTTGCTGCTGCTGACCTACAACAGAATCGGATAGTTTAGTTTGAGTAGCAGGTTGCAGTCCACCAGTAGTGGTCATATAGTCGCCAAGATTTAGGTTATTAGCAGCTACAAACTGATCAGGTGTAAATTGTACACCATTCATGTTAAATGTGCCAGTAGTTACATCCCAGTTTGCACCATCAATAGCATCAGCCATACCTTGATAATTAACAGTAGTACCACCTTGTAATACCTTAGATACTGCAGGAGCAGCTTGAGTTAAGTTCATTTGAGCTGCACCTGGAATTGGTATAGCATCAGCTACAATAGCACCACTAGCATCTCTTATCTCAGCAGAGCCAGGTCCACGACTCTGATACACATCACTTACTTGGGCTATTTGATCTGATTTAATAATAGGTGCTGTTGCTATTGATTGACCAGCAGTGCTTTCAATCACAGTTCCTGGCATAGCATCTATTATTTTTCCAGTAGTAGGATCATATCTTTGCTCATACATCTGAGCCACATTAGGCATTGCAACTTGAGTGGCAGGATTAAAGGTTGCTTGAGCTTGTTTATTTAAAAGAGACTGTGTGTATTCTGCAGGAGTTTGTGTTATTGTTTGAGCAGGATTCATGGGATTTTGAAAACTTACTGTACCGTATAACTCTTCCATTAGTGAAGGAGATTTAGTAACAACACTTCCATCTTCACCACTAAAACCTTGTGTCATACCACCTTGATTGTTTGCAGTAAAAGTATTACCACCTGCAAAGACTGGATTATAAGCCTGTGCAGTTGCAGAGCCAAGTATCATTGGGTATTGAAATTGACCAGTGGTAATATCAACTTCATAATATCCTGAAGGAATAGGATACTGTGGCTGATCCCCATAAAAAGGAATGTAAATTTGTTGACCTGTGGCAGAATTACGAAATAATTTCTGTGTTATTGCAAATGCAGATAAGTCTTGACCAGCTTCTGTTTTTTCTGCGATAGTTTGTGGTTGATAAAATGTAGCTTGATCAGCAGCTCTACTTTGTAGGTCTGTAGCTTGATTACCAACATTAGTGGTAAAAGACTCTGCTGGCATTGTAGAAATACCAGTACCAACTCTTGACGGATTATATGTAGGAGCTATTGCTTCAGAAGGTATAGCAAGAGTGCTTGGGTCCATTGGATATACTTCTGGTGGACTTTCTTCAACTGCAGCAGGAGTAGTCTGTTGTACTATATCTGAAACAGTATCAGGCACAGTAACAGAATCTTCCTCTTTAAGCACAGAATCTTCCTCTTTAAGCATTGCATCTAATTTTGCTTGTCTGATCTGAGCTTGTCTTATATCGTCCATAGCTTTTGCAGCTTTAAATCTTTCAAGAGCATCTGCACTTGTTACTTTACCGTCATCATTTAAATCCATTGTATCTAAATTAGCTTCAGATAATCCAACAGAGGCTTGTAAAATATCGCTTGCAGAAATTCCATCAATGTTTATATTAGCTATACGTTCATTAGTATCTTGTAATGCTACCTGTTCTAGTGGACCACGATAGCCGCTTTCTAAAGCTGCTGCCTCTTGTGCAGCTTTTTGTGTAGCTTTTATTCTATCTTCCATAGCTTTTACAGCTTTAAATCTTTCAAGAGCATCTGCACTTGTTACTTTACCGTCATTATTTAAATCCATTTCATTTAAATTAACTTCAGATAACCCTACAGAAGCTTCTAAAATATCGCTTGCAGAAATTCCACCAATGTTTATATTAGCTAGACGTTCTTGTTCTGCTTTTGCTATGGCTTGTTTTTGTTGTTGCATCATAGCAGTAGTATCAACACTACTAGCTGAAGCTGCTGCCTCTTGTGCAGCTTTTTGTTTTGCTAAATATTCATTATAAGCAGCTTTATTTTTTGCTTGTGCTATGGCTTGTGCTTTTGCTATGGCTTCTTCTTTTTGTTGCATCATAGCAGTATTATCAATACTACCATCACTATTTAATATAGCCATAATTTACTCCTTGTTTCATTTTCTTATCCATTAACCGCTTCATTTAAACCCCAAAACATAAATACAAGACCAGCTACAAATATTAAAGCACCTGCTGTTACAGATATTCCCCAAAATAATTGATCTCTTTGTTTAGCTTGCAACTCTATTGCTTCCTGTTGTCTCTGTCTTGCAGCAGCTTGTTCTTTTACTACTAAATCCCACATCCCTGGTGGTCCAAATAACTGACAAGTTTCTCTTAGCATGTCAGTTGCTTCCTTATGTTTCATCTTGGCTTGTGCTATTGCAAAACCTTCTTCTTCTGATGATGTTAGTCTACCTAGTGGGCCTTTGTGTTTACCTGACTCTGCAGCCTGTATGTCTGCATCTAGTTTAGCTAGTCTACCAAAGTGAGGTAACAGATCAGATACATCTTTACCAGCCTTGACTGCTGAACTTATAGAGCCAGCTATTTGACTGACTGCCCCTGCTAATGCTAATACTTCAATCATCGTCTACTCTATAATAAAGGGGGCAAGAAATATCTGTGGGTAATCTAATTGTAACTGGATAATAATAATATGTTTCTGATTTTTTTCTTGGGCAACGATACTCACAAGCTTTGTACATTATACCATATGGATACACCCCAAATGCCACAAGGCTTAATGCACATAACATTAATTTCTAACTGCCATCTTTTCTACAGACAGACGAATAGCTTTTATGTTTTCATCTATTCTAGCCATAGATACAGCCTGTCCGTGTACTGCATCCTCCATACGGCCTAACCTCTGTTGTACCTCTATAATCTTAGAGGCATTAACTTCTATATCAGAAGTCATTGTGCTTACAGTCCAAACGATAGCAGCACCTTGCACAAACAAACCAAAAATTAATGTTAATGGTACAGACTTGCTCAAGTGCCAGTTATCGTTAGCCATTACTTTTATCCTCTATCTGTGGTGTGTTAGCTAATGACGTAGGGTCAAATACATCAAACCCTCTACTGTTAGCAAACGCTGCAGGACACCCTGCCCATTTATCTGCACAACCCTCAAGCCACTGCACTGTATGCTCATGCTCTGGGGCTTTGCCTTGTTTAACTAGTTCATTCTCCCAGTTAAGATAAGAGAATACTTCTGCTTGAGCTTGGGCTGCATTGATACCTAAGTCAAACAAGTAGATCATGTTACCCTCGTCAATCACACCTTGTCTTGGTCTTGCACTATTTAAAGCTTGCTTCATACAAGTCATAATGTGGTAACGTGCTTCTTCTAATTCGTAGTCTTCCTCTGTTAGTTCTTCTTTACCTATCTTTTTCATCAGGTTGTCATACTGATTAGTAAAGAAGTTCATCTTACGTACAGCACCCTGTACTGCATTACGTGTTCCTTCTAAGTGACCTTGTATCTCTAATATTTCTATCTCTAATAGCTCACGTCCAAGAGGATCACTGCAGTCTAGTAGTTTAGCTTGCTTCTTCTTTAGCTTTACTTCTTTCTTACGTAGGTTTATGTAAGCTTCCTGTAAAGCACTACGTGTTTTGTCTATCTCAGCTAGTGTGTGTTTAATGCTACGTATGGGTGTAATAGCTGTTACGTCTAGTGTAACTCCCATAAACTGACTGTGTGACTTGTGAAAGTTGCTGGTGGCCTGTGTGACTGCTGGCATCTTTTCAGCTATGTTAGTAAGCATAGATTTGTATTCAGGGGCAGCAGTAGGTAGTGCTTCATTTAGTGTAGTTGTTATAGCTAATTCTGTTGACAAGTTAAACTCCATTGTTCTTATTGTTCTTAGAGGAGAGTTATATCATAAAATGTAATAAAATGCAAGCACTATCCGTTAGACCATTGGGTGTACCATTTACCGTCAGAGTTCTTAAATGCACCGTCACATACTGGTCCTGCCTTTGGCCCATCAAACACAACGTCTATACCTTCACCATTAAGCCATGCCTCTGTTAATTCACCCATAGGTGGTACATTATGTGGTCTACGCTTTCTGTTTCTAAAACGAAACTCTGTTTCTGTAACTAGTTCACCTGTTTCTCTGTATCTAAGTAATCCCATTAGTTCCTCTAAGCTATAGCGTAAAATAAAAAACTACGCCCATCTGTATTTATATCTGAGTATTGAACTTTAAATCCTGACGAGTCAGGTTGTATCGCATCAATGGCTGAACCAAATGCACTACTCTCTGCTTGACTTGCACCCTGTCCATTAAGGTAAAGTACGCCATCATTTTTAGTTGAGGTTATACCTCTAGCTGAGTCAAATAAGTGCCATTGTCCAGAATGACTAGTGCATTTAATTAATACAAATCTAGCCCCAGAAGTAAATCCACAGTCTATTGTTTGAGCAGAAGCATCTCCTGTGCCTGTGTATGACCCAACTTTACTTACCCCTGCGAGGGTTGCAAAAAGATAAGCTACCCATGTGTCTCCATTTCCATTTACTACTGAACTAGTACCTAATGTAAATACACTTGTAGTAGGAGATGTATCATTCCAATAAGTAGCATCATCTACAGTTGCAGCATCAGTATTTAATACTAAGTAATCTGTATTATCTCCATAATACACAGCCCAAGCTGTTGTTCCATTTCTGCGTTTAACCCATATCATTTCTGGTTGAACAGTTAATCCATGAGCTATTGTTCTTGCACTACCTGTGCCAGTATAAGCAACTGCATCAAAATAACCTTTAGCACGTTTCCACATCCAACTGTATTCACCTGCATCTCCACCTCCTTTATGTCCGTTCATAAGATCAAACTTAGCATCAGAGTCACTAGCTTCTGCATCTGTGTCATTTGTAATTAATTTTGTTGCCCCTAAAAGTCTTGTATTAACTTCCCAATCACTACTAGCATTATCAGTATCTTTTATAAGAGCAAAATCTACAGGAAAACCTGAAGTAAATTCTGGGGTTGAACCATTACGGTCATCAACAGCAAACACCTTAGTAGCATCCGTTATGGTAGCCATGTTAGGTCTTCTAATTGCTACGTAGATGTAGGTATGAGCATTAAGAGGCCCATCGCCATCTGTTGCAAACCCTGTAGCATTTGGATGACCCCCCTCAGCCAATGCGGCTTCAGCATCATTGGTATTCCATTTAATTCTTATTCCATCTTGGGATGTAGTATAACCTCGCATTGTGTCGAAGACGAGCCAGTCATCTGCGGATTGTCTATTTTTAATCATTACAAACTGAGGTTCAAATCCTAAATCAACAGACATTTCACCACTAGCATTAGCTGTAAATGAGCTACATTGAATCATAGAGTCAGACCCTGTTTCATGTTGCCAAACATACATTACATAATCTGCTGATGCTTCCCCTGATACAAATGTTACTGTAGTTCCACTTATACTAAATTCAGTTAAACCAGTCTCTGCACCAGTGGTATTAAATCTAAGTTTTTTATTACTAGCAGATAAGCTACGATGCCACACATTCCAGTTTTGATTTGCTTGATCTAATTTTTTAACAGCAACCATACCTAAAGTAGTTATACCGTCATCTGCAAAATCTTTTACCGTATCTGTTCCATTTGAGTGAGTAAATTTAAATATACTAAAAAACTTAGGGGCTTTTTTAAATGTCCAACCTACATATGTGCTACTAGATGCATTAAACTGTCCATCTGCAGTATCAAATTGAAAACCATTAGTGTTAAACTGAAAACTTTTAGCACTTATATCACTTTCTACAGAATCAGAATGGGATTCTAAACCTACACCTGCGCCCCTAACTGTATCAATCAACATATGACCATCTGCAGCAGAACGTTTCTTTATCCACACAAGGCCACCCTTACCAGATAAATTAATATTGTTAGTTATTGTTGTTGTTGCTGCATCTCCATCACCTGACCACAAATCTATACTAAAGTTATTCTCAATAAGTGTATCTGGATCAGCTACACTAGCATCAGGCCATGCACCACCACGTCTAGCTTCTAGTTGATCTTGAGCAGACCACACACCAGATGCTGTACCTGCTATGTGTGCATCACTAGTAGTAGGCTCTACCTTTGTAGGTGTAATCATGCTTTTAAGGTATCGTGTTTGTGACATTAGCCTATGCCTCCATGAGCACCAGACGTTGCAGCTTTACCATGTTTATTGTCTGCTGGATTACCAAAGTCTGTAGCATTTCCTGTAGTTGCTATGGTGACAGTATCGTAAGTATAACTAGTACCTGCTGCAGAGAAATTTCCTGGCCCCCAAACACCTTTTATGCCATTAGATGTTCCGTCATTTCTATTAGTACCATCATTATTTAAATCTCCAAAATCTGTCGCATTTCCTGTTGAAGCTGTTGTAAAGTAATCTATTGTTAAAGTCTGCGTATTACTTTCAGTCCTACCACCAGCTACTAATGCTCTAGTATTACTAGATAGTCCTCCCGGATAGCCTCTTTTTACAGACATATCACCAAAGTCTGTTGTATTACCAGTACTACCTATAGTTACATACTCTACTACATTTATTCTGGAACCAACACTGCTACCAGTGGCCCCTCCAAATATTAAGCCTCTTGTTGTTGAAGCTGCAGAAGCGTTCTGGGTTTTTGCAGCCGATAAATCTCCAAAATCTGTAGCATCACCTGTTGAAGCTATTGTAATATAATCCATAACATTATAGTAAGTAGAACCTGTATATCCCCCTGCAAAAATACCTCTTGTTGTATTACCAAATCCAGCTAAATATTTTCTTTCTACACTTGTATCACCAAAATCAGCAACAGTGCCACTTGAAGCTATAGGAAAAAAATCCATCCTTGTAACATCTTCTCCACCATAATGTACTGCCCTTGTTGTGCTACCCACCATAGCTGACGCTGTATTAGCAACATGTAGATCACCATAATCAGAGCTACCACCTGTACTTGAGAAAAGCATAAACTCAATTACATTACTGTTTTGTCCTCCTGCAAATAATGCAACTATTGGTGGTTGAGGCCACGTAGCTGCATACTGAAACTGTGTTGAGAGGCTCCATACGCCATTATAGTTGGGCATTAGCCTATACCTCCGTGAGAAACACTTGCACCAGATGTCAGACGGCCTACACTTAAATCACCAAAGTCTGTAGCATTTCCTGTTGATGCTATAGTAAAATAATCAATATCTACTTCATAAGCATTACCGTAGCCACCTGCTCTTAATGCTCTAGTAGAATTAGCTGCACCAGCATTGTCAGAAACAGTTTCACTTAAATTGCCAAAGTCCGTTGCGTTACCTGTACTTGCTATAGTAATATAATCTACAGTATTTACTTGCGCCCCACTACCAACACCTCCCATAAATAAACCTCTAGTAGAATTGCTTGCACCAGCAAGTGTATATCTACCTACAGTAAGATTACCAAAGTCTGTTGCATTACCAGTAGAGGCTATAGTTACATAATCAATAACATTACTTTCTCCATGACCACCCCCCATAACTCCTCTAGTAGTAGAAGCAAGTCCTCCAGCTTTTGTGTGAGTAACAGTACGATTACCAAAGTCAGTACTATTACCTGTAGAGGCTATGGTAATATATTCTATTACATTACTTGAGTCACCTGAGTGATTAACCGCATGAAAAAGACCTCTTGTATTGTTTGAAAACCCTGCTGCATGACGAGAATTTCCACTTAAATCACCAAAGTCTGTTGCATTACCAGCAGAAGCTACAGTAATATAATCCATTACATTTGAAGATTCACCACCGCCAGCTACAGCACGAGTTGAACTAGATAGAGCAGCTAAATCTCTACGTCCTGCTGTAAGATCACCAAAGTCAGTAGCATTACCTGTAGTTGTAATAACAACAAAATCTATTATATCAGCCTGTTGAATACCACTAGCTTCACCACCCATAAATACTGCTCTAGGTGAAATAGCAGTAACACTGTCACTAGCATCACTAGCAGCAGATGTACCATAAGCATTTATAGCGTAAACTCTAGCTGTGTATGCTGTACCATTAGTCAAACTACTTATAGTAATAGGTGATGATGTACCTGTACCACCATTACCATCATCTGTTGTTGCTACAAAACCTGTAATAGCAGATGTACCTACATCAGTAGGTGCAGTAAAAGCTACACTAATTGATGCATCACCAGAAGATGCAGTAACACCTGTGGGTGGATCAGGTGCATCTAATCCATCAGTACCAATAAAGCCACCATTACGTCTTACCATCACTAATTACCTTTAGTCTACCAGAAGCTCATAACTAACTAAGTATGTTAAGTCACTATTTGCAGAAGCTGTTAATGCAAGGATGTCTGTTTCATCTAAATAAAAACCATTGTCTTTACCCACTAAGACCAATGATGCATCAGCAGGTACAGATATTGTACTAGCTAACACTACTGTATAATCTGATCCATCATTTGTGCTTACTTCTGCAGTAATATCAGCAGCATTAGTACCGTCTATGTTTGTTATTACAAGTGAGTTTATTTTTGCACAATTTTCTGCAGGAACATCAACAATAGATGCTCTACTTGTTGTGACTGCACCAACTGCTACTTTAGGTGTAATAGTTGCTACATTAATTATATTTGGAGTTGCCATTTATGTTTTCCTTTTTATCCAAATACTATTGCCATAGCAATAGCAAATCCCTTAGTTGCAGCACTACCAGCAGCATAAGTTTTTACATCTGTTGCTGGAATAGTCTTCATTGTTCCACCATCATTAACTACAAATCCATCAGCATCTGCTAGTGTTATAGAACCACCAACAGAAGTACCACCATCTAGTAAGTTTAGTTCTGAGGTAGTAGCAGTAACACCGTCAAGTATGTTTAGTTCTGCAGCAGTGGAAGTAATAGATGTACCAGCTATTTGTAGTGTTGTTGCATTTACTTCTCCTGATGATCCATAAATTACTGCTTTACTATTTACTATTGTTCCTGCAGAAGAACCATCTATTAAGTTAAGTTCTGTTGCCGTAGAAGTTACACCGTCTAAAATATTTAACTCTGCTGGTGTAGAAGTAATTGCAGTGTTACTTGCTGCAGCTAGTACAGGTATTGTACCACTTTGATTAGGTAGATTAATAGTACGGTCTGCTGTAGGATCAACAATAGTAAGAGTAGTCTCATGTGCATCTGCTGTAGCACCTTCAAATACAACAGCATTAGCTGCGTTCATTGTAACTGTATTTACAACTGTAGTAGTACCACCAACAGATAAATTACCTGTTATAGTAAAGTTACGTATGCCTGTATAGTCTTTATCTGAATCAAGTATAACAGCCTTAGATGCTACTGCTGTACCAACTGCTGTTGAACCTATGTCAAGTGCGTTAAGTTCTCCTACTACTGCAGTAATACCATCTAACACATTTAACTCTGTAGCTGTTGCGGTGACTGCTACATCTTCATTAATCTTAGGGGATGTTAAAGTTTTATTTGTTAGTGTATCTGTTGATACAAGCGACACAAGAGTAGAACTAGAACCTGCAGGTAATAGCATAGTGTTAGTTACAGCAGCAGAGTGAGGTTGTGATTGTACAATTTGACCATGACTATTGCTTTCACAGTTAAATTGTATTGCACCTGCATTGGTATTACCACGAACAGTTAGATGTCCTGTACCCTTTGCCTCTAACTCAAGATCAATATTAGAGTCTCCACCTGTTGTAGATAATTTAGGTGCATTACCTGTTGCAGCGTTAGTTACATCAAATTGATTGACTGCAGAACTAGTAGTTTGGAAAATAATTTGTTCATTACCATTTTCATCACCAATAAAGTGTGCATCATCAATTAATATGTTATTAGAGTTAGTATCTAAATTCCCACCTAATTGTGGTGAAGTATCTTCTACTACATTTGATATAGCACCAGAAGAAGCGAGGCCAGATACAATAGCACTCCTAGTAATTTTTTTAAGTCCACCACCAGAAGTATCAACAGCTAAGAATACGTCATCATTAGCTACCGTACTAATTTCTGATAAATCACCTACAACAGTAGGATTAAAGTTAGTACCATCTGCAATAAGTAGAGCACCAGCAGTATTGGTAGCCATTGTAAGGTCATCACCACTAATAGTAAGATCACCTGCTAGTGTAGCATTAGCACCACTAAATGTTAAGGCTGTAGTAGTGCCTGACTTAATAACTAGATTACCAGAACTGTTTGTTAGTGAGCCATAGGTTGTACCTGCATCTTTTACAAATACATCTCCACCATCAGCATCAAGTATAATGTCACCAGAGGAGTCTAGCGTAATGTCTGTACCATCATTAGTAATAGTATCAAGGGCAATACTACCTACGTTAGATATGTCAAGATCACCAAAGTCTAAAGCACCTGCAACAGTAAGTGTTCCTGATATATCAACATTACCGTTTATATCTACTAGTGTTGCATTAAGTTCTATTTCATCAGTAGCGTTTATATCTAGTACGGTAGCACTAGGTGCGTTAATAAACTGAGAAGCATCATTAAACTGCAAAGCCATAGTGCTGTTTAACAACAAACCAGTATCAGCTACGTGTGTAAGTGTGACATCATTATCAGCACCAAAGCCTAGCACAGCAGCATCACTGTCTAGTTTTAGATCGTTGCTAACTGTAACTGCAGTAGAAGCATTAATGTCTACAGTAGGTGCAGTAATCTCTAGCTCTGTGTCTGCGTCAATGTCAAGCTGTCCATCTGTACTAGAGTTAATAAATATAGCGGTGTCACGAAACTGTATCTTTTCTGTAGATGCAATAAGTAAATCATCTGAGAACTCAAAGTAATCCTCGTCTTCCATCCACTTTAATTCACCATCATTAGTCTCACCATCAAAGGTTACTGTAATATCTGTAGCTGAAGTGCCATCACCTATAGTAATTCCTGTACCTAACAGCTTAGTTATTGGTCCACCTTCACCTGTTGTACCATCGTGAGTATGTCCTGTACTAGAAGCAAATGCAGCAAGAAGCTGATCAAACTCATCATTAGTATCAGATGCTTGAATTATATCACCGTCTGTATACGTTTTTTGTCTTGTATATGTCGCTCCCATTAGCGTCTAGCTCCTAATTGATATTCTAACTGAAAACCTTTAAGTGAGTACGGTGCAGTTTCTCCACCGTCATCTACTTTTAGTGCAACAGTAAATCCTGATCCTTCTACAGATTGTCTCAGCAAAGGTTGTGTACCACCACCATAAACAAACTGTGTAGTAGAAGAAGAAGTACTATAAGTTGCACTTCCGTATTGTGCAGCAATCTTAGATGTATCTAAAGCATATGCAGCAGGTCTTGGTGACTCAACGCTTTCGTTATCATACCTTAAAAATAAATCTGCGTCAATAGCAGCCTCTGGTTTAAAGTTAAGAATAACTCTCTGCATATGTTTTCTTATACCAGAATCACCAAAACTTAAGTCAGGGCTTCTGTACCTACCAAAGATAACAGTCTCATTAAAAGTATTACCTTTTTCTTGTCTGTGTACAAACCCATCAAAAGAACCATGTAGTACAGCTACATCTCCTGCATCAATAAAGGTATCAGTGCAAGATGGTCTTATCCCAAGTATTTCAGAAAACTCATAGTTTTCTCCTCTCATTACACATACAATACCTCTTGTAAGGTTATCTGCAACTGTATCTTTTGTAAAAAATATTCTATACTGTGTCTTATCAGGTATTACAACACTCTCAAAAAGAGAAGAGTCTTTTATGTTCTTATCAAATAAAGACTGTACATTCTTAGATATTGTACCAAGTTCAACATCACCAATCCTAGATGTACCAGCAACTGTACGTAAACCATCAGGACCAAGAAATATTAAATCACCTGCAAATTCCTGTATTGTGTCACCATTAATACAACCAATGTTTCTTGTTACTGGTTCTACTGCAAAATTTGATAGTGACGATCCTGTAAGTTTAAATATTCTATTTGCACAAAATATAAATAAATTACTACGAAAAACCTTTAGTCCTACAATGGTGTCATCTACTTTAATACTACCTGCACCATCTGCTGACTGAAAACCATCCTCATCAAAAGGTTCACTAAATATTAACTCTTGTGGTGTAGTAGATTTACCTGCATAAAACATATGGTTTCTATACGCAGCTACAAACTTAGAACCAGATACAGAACTTTCACTTACATCTGTAGCAGTTAGAGATGTGTTAAATATTACAGGGGCATTAGCACCATCTACAAATATTATTTTATCATTACCATCAAAGTTATATCTTTCAAAAGTATACTTAGATGCACTAGTTCTGCCTGTGTCTATCTCTGTCCAACTAGAAGGAGATACTACAGTATCAAAAATATGAGTAGCTGCAGTAGTACTAGATGTTGCTCTTGTTACACCTGTAAATGTTGTACTGGTAACACCAGTATAGGTAAACAGTTCTGACCCAATTTGTATTGTACCACTAGAAGCAAACCCTGCAGTAGAATCAACAGTGATTGTACCAGAGCCTGTCATAGCTGTAGTAGAAGTTATTGTTAGCCCTAACTCAGTAGACGCAGCAGAAAATATCTTTTCCCCTCTAGCTGCTAATACTTTATCTGCAAAGTTAGCAACCATTAAAACTTTTTCACCAGAATCAGAAGTTTGTGGTACTATAGGGTATATAAATTTACGGAAGCCATTAACTCTTCTGTAACCACCCTCAAGGTCAGGCTCAAAGTTTTCTAAAACTAAAGCTTCTCCAGGCTGCATAAGAAAAGTGGACCTGTCTAAGACTAGCCCACCTTCACAATTAAATGCTGCTGGTTGTACCTGAGAACTATCTGGCATTAAGTAACAACTCCAGAGGTAAAGTTCATAGATGATCCTGGCCTAGTTATCATAGAAGACCTTACATAATCATACTTATTAATAAGCAAACTTTGCATATTTTTAATACCATCTTCAAATCTTTGAAAATTTAATTGGTAGTGGGCTTGTTCACCACGGTACATATAAACATAAGCTGTAGCACCGTCTACAATTACTGGACCAAATCTATCTGGTACAGAAGTAGTATCCCCATGTGCAGATAAGTCTGATGGAAATGTGTAATAATCAAATGCTAATGTGTATTGTTTATCTGGATAGGGATAAAGTAGGTAGTTATTATCTGGAGTACGTACAATTTGTCTAGGTACACCACCACCTTCAAATTGTGTTACTGTAACTCCACTAGAATGTGTTTCAGCAGTAGTACTATTAGCACCTCTGGTACATCCTGTAATATCATTACCTGAAATAGCTGTGTATGTAACTTCTTCACCACCAATATAGACTTTACCAGAAGAGTCAAAACCTGTTGTAGATGTAAGAGTAAGAGTTGTTACAGAGGTAGAGTGAGAACCATTAAGTGTTGTACTCGCTATATCATCTTCATGATTAGCATAATCACTGTCAATGTATTCATAATAGTTTAAGTTTGTAAGATTACTACCAGTTGCACTAAGAGTTGTACTTTTTTTAATTCTAGCTGTACTATAGTCTAAAGACTTAGTGCTTGTTGGTACAGTATATCTAGCTACACCTGGAGTTAGTGTAGAGCTATTAGAAGCATGGTTAAAAGAATAACCAAACTCTCTTTGATTAATATATCTTATAGAATCATTTACTGCATTTTTACATTGTGTTTGTATACCCCTAGATGCAGTAAAATCACTAGAAGTAAGCACTACTTCATTCATTCTTGTTATAACATCATTAGTTAATGATAAAAAGGTAAGTGCCATTATGTTTCCTTTAGGTAAGCTAAAGGGGCCAGTATACACCAGCCCCTAAAGTTATTATGCAAGTAAGTCACGATCCACAATATCTGGAGCAACTCGCCCACGTTTACCTGTGTCAATGCAACATGCCATCAAACGTAAGATGCCTGTCGTAACATCTGCAGATGAAGCAATTAACTTAACGTCAATCGTATCTGTAGTTGTTACATGTGCTGTAAATGTATCTGCAGCAGCAGTATTTACAACCATACTTTGACCGTTTGTACCTGAAGCCAAGAAGCCAGCAGAAGAAACGTCACCACCATCAACAATATCATCACCTGCTGCAAAATCAATATCTACAGTTGGTGAAGTACCATTAAAGGCAGTCTCAACTTCAGCACCTGCAAACAATACAAGAGTGTTAGCAGGAATTTCTAGAAGTTGAAAGATGTCTCCATTAGTACAGGAGTATCCATCTTCTACCATTTTAGCAATGTCCAAACGTGCTTCACGCATGTACATGCCCATTGCTGCATGACGAGAGGTAGCTGCTGCAATGCTGTCAGAATCGACACCAGCAGTAGCTTTTGAGGTCATATCAAAAGTAGCCATAAGTTATATCCTCCCTTACGCTGCGTTATATTTAGCAGTTACGATTGCTTCAGGACGAAGAATCTTTCTGCCGTATAGATGCATACCACGAACAATGTCAGCAAAGCTGTCAGGGTCACGATATGTTTCAGTCTTATTGATCTGCTCTGCAGTTGCAACAGCAGAATCATGTCCAGCAACAATCATACCAAAGTTAGTGTTTTGGTTCGATGTTCCTGATGTACCTGGACCTGTACCTACTGCTGGTAGGTTAGATGATGTGTACAAACGGAACCCATGAAAGTTATTGATAACAAGACCATTACGAAGTCCACCAGACTCACCGTAGTCTCCATTCATGAAGCGGCTGTCTTCATCGGAAAGTATCTCCATAAATACAGGGTCAATTACCAGCCACCTTCCTTGTGTATCAACCTGTTGCTGATCAAGCACACGTTTCATACGAGCAATAATCATTGCAGGTGAAACAGTTGCAGTCGGTAGTGAAGTAGCACCTGGCATACGTGCAGTTACTGGAATCGAGTGATCCCCTGCAGATGTAGTTGTAATATTGCCAAATGAACTTTTGATCAGTTTCATGCTTGTAAGCAATTCATCTGATCCTGCAGTGCTAACAGCCTTTGTACCATTAACGGTAGTATTAGCTGTATCTGCTTTTGCATGTAGTGCAGACTGTTTAAAACCTGACAGATAGCCAAGAACTTCTTGGTCATACTGATCAGATAAACGATATGCAGCACGATTTGTTGCTAAGTCCATGAAATTAATGTGACTGTGAGCTTCTTCGATATCGTCCATTTTAAAAGCGTAGTAGTTGCTTTTGTCAATAACTAAAGAAAAGTCTTCATCGTCAAGGTCTTGTGCTGTAACCTGTGTACCTCTGGCATATTCCTGCACAGAAATTTCAGGTTCTTTGATAATTTTGACGGTATCACCTTGTGCGGCAATCTCCCCAAAATAATCAGAGTTAGTAATATCTCCTACTACGGTAGACTTGCGGAATGCAAGCTGAACCTTTTTGGAGTAGATTATAGGACTAAAATTACCGTTAGGTAAATTCCCATAACCCGATGCGGTTTGAAAAGCCATGATAAAATCCTCCTGATATTTGGCTTGAAAAAGCTAACACCGAAAAGAGGCTGTGCATTTTCTAGGGTGCAGAGGATACTTAGTCGGCCAACTAAATACCACTGGGCCTATACTTGAACAGGTAGTTCTTAATAGTTTAGACTTTTGGAAATTAAGGCAAGATAAAAGGTAGTCAAAAGAGGCTTTTATCTCTATGCCTATAGTTATACTGTTGTTTTTTTGTTTGTCAACAGTTATCTGGCATTACCAGACATATCATAAACAAATTTACCAGAACGCATTGCTTTGGTAATTTCGTCTGATCTTTCTTCAAACTCTCTAGCAGTCATTTTAGCTACCTGAGATTCTGATATTGAGTTGCTTACACCTTCTGCATCTATCTGTGTCTTACTACGTTTAGTAACAGTAGAAGCTGCAGCTTTACGATTAGTTTTCTTATCGGTGTTAGTTAGACCATTATCTATTTTATAAAGATCAATAACACGGACTACAGAAGCTGGGTCATCTGAGTTTTCATAAAGTGCATCTCTAACCCACTTAGGTTGTTCATCTGCCCAGTCATGAAACTCATCCGAGTTTCTTAATGTATCAAAGTCTTCATGAGATTTACGGATAGAGTTTTCTGCTTTAATCCGTTGTGCTTCTATTCTAGCATCATCAATCTCTTGAAGTTTTATATCAGCTTTATTAAACATCTCCTGTGCTTTCTTAGCAGCAATAGTTTCTACTATACCAGCTACATCAGGATAATCTTTAGCCCACTTTTCAATGTCTTCATCAGACTTGGGTGGTATAATACCCTCTCTTACAGAACGTTTTTGTAGAGCTTCTAACTTCTCTTCCCATTCTTTTTCTTTCTTTTGGATGTGTCGCCTAAGATCACCATAACGTTTTTTAAAGCTTCTTTCTTCTGCAGATAACGTCTTTTCTTCATCTTCTGTATCGGTCTCTGCTTCTTGGGTAACTTCTTCTTGCTTTTCTGGTTTTCCTGCTTGTTTAGCTTCAAGGCGTTTGATCTCCTCTTCTTCATCCTCAAGTTTTTTACGTTTACGTTCGTAGTTATAACCTCTGTCTACAAATCCTGCAGTCTTTGGTGTTTCTACTTCTGCTAGTTCAGGCATTGTTATTCTCCTTATGTTGGGGTCAGCCGTAGCTGAGTAGCCTTATCGTTTACCTGCAAGCCCTGTTGTTCTAGGGCTTTTCTTTTTAGTTTTTCTTTTAGTGGCTAAACCACCTTTATTATTTGAGGTTGCAGAATTATTATTATCTTCATTTGATGAAAATAAATTTTTAATAGTATCAACTATACCTTCATTTGAACCATAATAACTAGTGTCCTCTACTAAATCTTCTTCAGGCACATTATTAGCTATTTGTTCTTCTCTTTTTGCCCGTAAACCTTGACTATGAATTTGTTGATTAGCAAGATATTGAGCACGAGAGCCTCTTTCTCCTGAAAGAGCTTCCGCAAGATCAAAAGAAGAACCTCCCTCTGTTTGACCTAATTTCATTGCTGAACCATCAGGATTTTTAAATGTATATTCTTTAGTTTGACCTTCTGGTAGTTTTTTTGGTCCTGCTACAAAATCTTGAATCTGTTGAGCATACATATCACCTTGTGCAAATCCTAATTTTTTCAAAGCATTTCTATATGCATCTGAGTATAAACTCTCAATTTGTTTTTCTATATTAGCTGCAGTCTCACTATCTTCTCCTTCAACACTTTTTGCATATTTTACCATAGCATTAGCTTTAGCTAAAGCATCAATTTTTGTTATACCTGAAAAAAGTTTAGGTAATGCACCAAAATCTTCTAACCCTAATTCTCCAATTTTCTTTGAACTTAGATTTCCTAACAGTTTTTTAGTTTTATCTTCTAGCCCTATAGCACTATTAGCAGTAATACCTTCCATCCAACTAGTATCAGAAGTTACTTTTTCTTCAAAAGGTCTTTTATTTCTATTTTCAACCTCTAAATCTTTAGCTATTGCATTATATTCAGCTTCAGTTAATGGATATTTTTCAAGAATTTCAGCTTGAATTGGTTGGCCATCTGGACCTGTTTTTATTACAGCATTTTCTGCAGAGGTTCCAATATATTCAACCATCATTTTATTACCATTTTTATCATAATGAGGTCTCATAAAACTTAACTCTTCTCCAGCAGCAGCTTGGGCAGCAGCAGCTTGAGCTTGTTGTTGAGATGAAGTACCTTGAAACATGGCATACCTAGCTGTTGCAGGATTATAACCAGATGTATATGTACCCATGTCTGGTCCATTACTTGCACCTATAACACCACCCTTTGCAAGTCTACGTTGCTCAAAAAAGTATCTTATAAACTCTTCTTTTGTTGGATTAGCTTCTTCTAAATATTGATCAATCATTCTACTTGTTTCTTTACCAATTCCAAATTCAAGCACTGGGTCCGCAGCAGTTTTTGCATCTCTAAATCTATTAAGTAGTTCAAAAGCGTACATTCTTGTGCCATCTTTAAAATCAATAGCATTTTGCATCCTACCATCAACTTCATAGGTATTTATAGTAGCTCTAGGTTCTTCTATATCTTCTCTAGATTTAGGATTTGCTTCCATTTCATTTAGTTGACGTTGTTCTTCTCGTCTACGTAGAAGTTCTTCACGAGTCATAGGTACACGTAGTGATTCTGTTACACCACTAGTTCCACCCTCAGCCATTGGTTGAGGTGGCATAGGAGGCATTGGTTGTGAAGGAGGTTGCATACTCTGTTGCATATTACGAGAGATATCTTCTTGTGATAATGGAGTACCACCTATTCTACCATTCTTTTCCATACTAGTCAAGCCTGATTTAGCTTTATTTCGTAAATCTTCAAAAAAGTTTACTCCATAGAATCTAAGCACATCTGCAGGTACTACATACTCTCCCTCAGAAAGCATTGCAGGTATATCATCTCTTACTTCTTTAGCCATAGAACCAGAAGGTACTTTGTTGCCAGATACAGGGTCTTCATTAAGCCCATCATCTTTTAGGCCACCTTTTCTCATAAAGGACATTTCCATTTGTCTATTCATCTTAAATTAAACCTCCTTGGTATTTTCCTAGTTCCTCAGACATCTGATCTCTAGGACTAAACTTTGCAAACTTACTACGTAATACTGCTTTTTTATCTGGTCTATTAGTCAACATTATCATACTTGTACTATTTACATCTTCTATTTCATTGGTATAAGGTATATGTGTATAACCTTGTTT